ATGGTTTTCATTTATTTTTTTCTTTGCGTACATAGTCAACCTCCAGCTCTTTACTTAAAATCTTCATTACTTCGTGGTACTTATCAACGTCCGGGTTTATCTGCCCTTTCCACATCATCTCAAATACGTCCGTTCGTTCCAGTTCCTTAAAGCGATTGTACACCACATCGCGAGCTTTTTCAACGGTTTTGGCTGTTCGTCTCATAATGTATATAAATCGGTCATCAGACGCAATGGAAAGTTCTTCTTTACTGTCCATAAAGAACGCAACGTCTTCTGCACTAAAAGAGTAATGCGTTTTTTCACGTGGGTGATTGTGATACGAATATGACCCATTTAGGGTGCTCGGTATAGCAGACAAGTCTACAGTTGCTGCTTCCCCGGAGACGCGCCAGACCTTGCCATCTTTCGTCACCGAGTAATTAACTTCGTAATCAAAATCAGCCAGTTCTTTCTCAGCATCGCTCAAAACTTTCATGGCCGCTGTTTTATCAGAAAAATCAACAGTCCCAACCAAAACCGGATCTCCCGGGGAAACGCTGTTGCCATTACCGGCGCTTTTTATGCTTTTTGAAATGCGAGTAGCATTATAGACGCGCATCCGCTCCGGTTGCTCCGGCAGGCCAGCTTCCGCGCTGAACGCCTTGTATTTGGCGTTTAACCGCCGTAGCCGTATGTTTACCGCAGTCTCGTCTTCATGCAATCCTGCGGCCTTGTAGGCGGCTTTTTCGCGCTTTAACTTTCTAACCGTCCGCTCAATACGGCGCTGCATCTGGGTTGCCTCGTATGCCGTGTAATCCTTGCCATCAAATGTGCAG